TGTTGAAAGAAAAATCTGCTCGAATTTTGTCATCTGCTCAACAAGCGATGCAAAGTGCAAGACAACAAATGGCAGGAACTAGAATTACTAATCCTGCCGCAGGACCCCTCGATAATGATTCGGAACAAAAATCGTACTCACCTGATTCGATCAGGGAAATGTCATTGGCGGATTATGCGAAACAAAGAGCCAAACTACTTGGCACAGCAGCCAGCAATCGTGGTCAGGGACTGTTCGGTTAATCCCAAACAACTACTAGGAAAGGACTTGACCTAAATGGCAAGTGCAATTACAGGTACAGGGCAACTCGCAGGAGCCCCAACCGCATACTCAGGCTCAAATACAAGCCTGAGCCAAGCAATTCAAACAATCTGGTCGAAAGAAATTTTGTTCCAGGCAATGCCAATTCTTCGTTTCGAACAATTCGCAGTTAAGAAGACTGAACTAGGTGTAGCACCTGGTCTTCGTGTGAACTTCCTTCGTTACAAGAACTTCGCAGTAGATCCAACTCCTCTAACAGAAGGTGTTCGTATGACTACGAATGCACTTACTGCAGAGCAAATTGCAATCACAGTAGCAGAACACGGTTATGCCGTTGCTGTTTCTGAATTGCTACTTAATGCATCATTCGATGATGTAATGGCTTCAGCATCTCGTCTTCTAGGACGCCAAATGGCGCAATACCTAGATGTACAAGCACGTAACACTCTGTCTGCAGCAACTTCTGCAGTGTTCGGTTATGACCGTTCATCAGTACAAGGTGTTAATGACTGGTACAACGAAGGTACAGTAGCAACACAAATGTCAGACCTTGATGGTAACTACAAGTTATCAACTGGTGCTGTAAAGGATGCTGCTCTTACCCTTGCTGGTAAGAACATCCCTCGTTTAGGCGAGACATATGTACAGTTCGTACACCCAAAGCAGTCCCGTGATATTCGTTCGAACCCAGAGTTCATCGAAGTTACAAAGTACGCTGCTCCAGGTAACTTCATGTTAGGTGAAATCGGTCGTCTATACGACGTAGTATTCATCGAAACAACACAGGTTAAGAAGTTGGCAGTTAACGCTGCTTACACAACTTCAACTTCTGTTGGTCTTCCAGCATCTCAGATTGAGGTTCCTGTTAAGGCTAACACTGCTCCAGGAAGTGGTGGAAACCCAGAGTCTGCAGATTACACAGCAGAAAAAGGTTATCTAACTACTGCTACTGGCAACGGTGCTGAAGTTTACGAATCAATCATGATTGGTGACAACGCATTTGGTCACGCAATCTCTCTTCCAGTTGAACTTCGTGATGGTGGCGTTCTTGACTTCGGTCGTGAGCACGCTCTTGCTTGGTATGCAATTTGGGGTCTTGGCGTAATTACCGATCAAGCAATTGTTAAGGTTTACACCAACTAATTTGTTTTACCCTGGTGTCTGGGAGCCTTACTCCTTTTTTGGCTCCCAGCCACCTCTAACTAACTTAGGAGAATAAACACCGTGGCAAACACACAAACAAGTCCGCTTGATGCAACAGGCAAAGCAGCGGAGCAAGCAGCAAAGAAAAATGCAGAAGCATTAAAAAAGCGTAAAGAAGAAATTTCTATCGCTACTCAACTTGAGGCAGAGAGTCTAGAAAAAGATGTCTTTGATCCTAAAAAACCAGATGCTCCATTAGTACTGGATGAAATCGAGAATGTTGGAGTTTCAACTGCAGGTGACATGGTTGTCATTCGCACAATCACCGACATTGATGATATGAGTTATGGAGTTGGCAATACCTACACCTTTAAAGCAGGTGTTAAGTACAGGGTTCCAAAATCTCTTGCCGATTACCTAGAACAACTAGGTTACATTTGGCGGCCAAACTAAAGACTAGCCGTCGCTAGTAGTCCGACTCTCAACTGGTTCCCGCCCTCCTCCCAGTTGGGAGTTGGACCTTTTTATTTTTGCGCTGAATAAATTCTTAATACACGAGATGATTGGCATAGAATTTTAACGGAGGTTATGTGGCTACGATTGCAAGCCTAGCGGATCGATTACGGTCTGAAATTGGCGATATCCCAAAGTCTTTTGTTTATCAGTTTACCGCTGATGGAACTACTAACCGATACCTAATTCCTTACTCCCCTTTAGATGGATTAAATCTAATAATTAACTTAAACGGAGTAGATGTATCTGATGATGTAGAGGTTGAAGAAGCAACTGGTTATATTGTTTTTGATACGGTGCCTGCTGCAGATGCTGCAATAATTGTTGCTGGAAACTACTTTAGATACTTTACAACAACCGAAGTTCAATCTTACATAAGCACAGCGTTTTTAGAACACTCAGCCTTCCACACCGATGCCTACGGTCGCAGTGTTAGTCTGCAGAATATGCCTGCACTTGAAGAGTATCCCGTAGTTATTTACGCATCAACTCTAGCCCTCTATGCATTGGCTAATGATGCTGCTTTTGATATTAACGTCTTTGCTCCAGATGGTGTAACAATTCCAAGGTCTGAACGTTATCAACAATTAATGCAGATGATTGAATCTAGAAAACAACAGTACAAAGAGTTGTGTTCTCAACTTGGTATTGGTCTTTATAAGATTGATGTCTTTAGTTTCCGCAGAATTTCTAAGACCACTAATCACTACGTGCCAATCTTTCAACCACAAGAGATCGACGACCGCTCAGCCGCTACCCGTGTCCACTTGCCTACTCCTACCTATGGCAATGTGGAAACTCCAGTATCAATTGTTACTCAGGACCTCTTTGTCTATGAAGGAGATGCCTACGAGTTCACTATTGTTCTTGATTTTGAAGTCGACACCTATACCGCAAAAGCAGATATTCTAGGAGTAGGTATTCCTGGAGTTATAACAACTTTTACAATTACATTTCCAGTAGTAGGTACAGCAGACGGAGCAGGACTTCGTACTCTAAAATTAGCACTCACTGGAACACAGACACGTATGTTACCTCGAACCTCTTACTATGATGTTCAGTTAACTAAAGACGGAGTCACCCAAACATACGTCAGAGGAAAGATATTTAAGACAGAAGAGGTAACAGAATGAGTCAGTACGTAAGACCAGGAACTACTGTTCCAATTGTAGTAAATGACGTAATCTTAATAACTACACCCTCTGGTACTCAAGACTTTGGAACAACTAGCGGTGCACTAGAGCCACAGGCATTAGCGTATGAACATACTCAAGGATCAGTTAGTGCTTCTTGGGTAATAACTCATAATTTAGGCTTTAAGCCTAACGTTACAGTTGTAGACTCTGGGGGTACAATATATGAAGGTGAAATAACATACACGAATTCGAACTCACTTACGGTCTCGTTCTCTCAAGCCTTTTCAGGAAAAGCGTATTTATCTTAAGGAGATAATGTAGATGGCCCGTAAGTTTTTAACCCCAATTGATTTAAACAAATTAGAATTACAAAATGCAAGAATACAAAACTTAGCCACTGCTCCAGCAGACCCTACAGTTGGTCAAATTTATTATGACACAGTACTGGGATACTTACGCACTTGGAGCGGTTCTGCATGGCAAGCAGCAGGCACACAAGGAACTACTGGTGCTCAAGGAGCAACTGGTGCTGGTACTCAAGGAGTTCAAGGAACTGTTGGTGCTCAAGGAACAGTAGGTTCTCAAGGAGCAGTCGGTACTCAAGGCACCGAAGGTGCACAAGGAACTGTTGGTGCTCAAGGCACAGTAGGTGCTCAAGGAGCAGTTGGTACTCAAGGTACTGAGGGAACACAAGGAACTGTTGGTTCTCAAGGAACTCAGGGAACACTGGGTTCTCAAGGTACACAAGGAACTGTTGGTTCTCAGGGCACTCAAGGAACATTAGGAGCGCAAGGAACAGTAGGTTCTCAAGGCACTGATGGAACTCAAGGAACATTAGGTTCTCAAGGAACTGACGGTGCACAAGGTACTCAAGGAACTGTAGGTTCACAGGGTGTACAAGGTACTCTTGGAGCACAAGGTGCTGAAGGTTCATTTGGTGGTATTACAGTTGGATACACATTCAGTACTAGCACAACTATGTCAGACCCA